CTATATTTATTGGGCAAAGACAGCAAGTGCCGATGTGGGCGATGTTGTTGCATATTCGCCCGCGAATGACACCTCTCTTTCCGAGGAAGAACGGAAAGCAGGGGCGGGGAAAGTATTTATTTACATTCTCAAAGAGGACGGCTCTATTCCCACGGCAGACGATACGCTTCTTGGCGAGGTTTTCAAGGTTGTAAGTGCAAAAGACAAAAGACCCCTTACGGATAAGGTCGAGGTGCTTCCCCCGTCTGCTGTGTCCTATTCCGTTAATTTCCGATATTACGTTGCCGCAGAGGACGAAATGAACGCAGAGGAAATCAAGGCCGCCGTGAACTCTGCTGTAAATGAGTATATCGTTTGGCAAGGGGCAAAGATCGGGCGCGACATTAACCCCGACAAATTGAGAAGCCTTGTTCTTAACGCGGGTGCTTCTCGCGTTGACTTGACCTCTCCAACATCATATATCGCACTTAACCGCACACAGGTTGCGGCTCTTACGGGCGAGATCGAGGCCACATACGCGGGCATTAGTGAGTAAGGGGTGAACGCTTTATGAAGTTGACAGATTTGGTGCTTTTGAGCCTCCAAACGGCTTATATGCAGAAAGATTTGACAACAAAGGGAATGTGTGCAGGGCTTCAAGGGCAAATAAGGGAGGCGGCGGCAAACACATATAATATCCTTATGTATCAAGCCCTTAACACTTTGGGAGATACCGAGTTTGCACATTCTCTTGTCGATGAATTGGCGTGGCAATTCCATTGTGATTACTACGACAAATCGGCAGATATTGAGATCAAAAAAGGCATTGTAAAGCAATCAATACAAATCCACCAAAAGAAAGGAACGCCGCAAGCAATCATTGATCTGCTCACAACGGCGTTCCCGTCCGACACACTTTTGCTTGAATGGTTTGACTACAACGGAGAGCCTTATCATTTCAAGGTTGTAACAAGTGATACGAGCGCGGCGAACAATCCCGCGTTTATGAAAGCCCTTAACTCTGTAAAAAATGCCCGTTCTTATCTTGACGGCATCGAGGGCTTTACGCTTGTTATGCACCACGCCATTAACAACATCAAGCGAAACCTTGAAATCGAATACAGACCTAACGAGGTTGTAGAGGTTGGCGGCGTTGTTAATTATGTATTTCCAAACGGCGATACAGTTACATTCGGAGACGAAAATTTGAGTTTTATTGAGGGGGTAGGATAATGGCAACATTTAATAGTATGCTTGTCACAAACGGCGGTAAATTGATCTATGCAAAGGCGATGCAGGGCAAATCCGTTGTGTTTAATCGTGTGTCTTTTGGTAGCGGAACGCCCGAAAGCCAAAGTGCGGCAGAGGCATTAACGCAACTTGTAGCCACGGCGATGGACGGAGCGATTGAGAGCATTGACACGACCACCACGGCGGGCGTTGCAATCGTAACCGTGAGCGTGAATAACGCAACACTTGATTACCCTGTCGGAATTAAGGAGATCGGTCTGTTTTGCAAAGACCCCGACACGGGCGCATCTGTTATGTATGCTTACTGTTTTTCTCCGTCGGACATTGATGTTATCCCGTCAAATCAAAATGGCGTTGTTACGTGGAAAATGCGCCTGCAACTTGCTATCTCAAACGTGAGCGCGGGCGAGGCAGTACCGCAAACGGCTCTTGTTTCTTTCGCGCCCGAAGTAAGAGCAACCGCCGCCGACGGAGTGACCGCGTATGTATCACAGATCGTTGCAAACGGAAAGTATCTTGCAAAAAACAGCCTTGTAACGGTGATGTATGATATTACGGGCGTTCTTACAAATATGGAGAACGCGGAAACGGGCTTGTCAAGTCTTACGGTATCTCTCCCACACGCGGCAACCGCAAATTGTACGGTGTGCGGCAGAATGAGCGTAACGCCCGCAACAGGTGAAACGCCTATTTTGGTAGATGTAACGGGCGAGATCGCCACGGGTAGCACAAATATATCTATTGACTATTTCGGCGTTACAAACGGCAATTTTGCCCTGCTCTTGACCGCAACATATTCGATTTGAGGAGGTAACGGAAAATGAAAAAGCCCGAATGGAAGAAAGCACTTGAAGATCAACAAAAGATTTGGAACGATAACACGGCGCAGAATATCGCAAACCACCTCGGACACGATACAAACGACCCGAACGGGAAAATTCATAGAGCAATCTATGTTTCTACCGTCTCTCCAACAAACACGGACGGAAACAACGGCGATATTTGGATTGTTTACGACCCGTAAGGAGGTGTTATAATGCCTGTATATGTAAAGCCAAACGGCGTACCGAAAGATGCAATAGATTTCAAGGTTAAAGTGGGTGGCGCGTGGAAGCAAGGCATCGAAGTGCTTACAAAGGTCGGCGGCAAGTGGAAAAGAGTATGGAAAGGCGATTATCTTGATTTTTCTGTCGTTCACACAAGCACCGTACAATACATAGAATTTGAGGACATTTACGAAGACGTACCGAATTACGCCGCATTTATCGGGCTTGAAATGTCGGTATATGGTGCAAGCGGGAACTTGCTTACAAGAGAAACGCTTGGAACAAATGACGAACCCGAAGTAATCAGTTCCGCTTCTTATTCCTTGTATGACGATGATAATATGTTTGCTACGATAAGTATTTATGTGGATAAGTTAAACTCCGCAATTAGATACACAATCTCCCGCACGAATGGCATAGGTATAGCGAAAGTAGAAATCAAGATTGCAAAGATTATGAAAGTCTAACACACATAATTTGTTCTCTCATTTTTTATCCCTTTTTCGGGGGCGGCGTATCGTGTAAAAAGCGGTACGCCGTTTTTGTTGCGTAAAGAAACATATTGATGTAATATGTATATATAAGCAACGCACAACACGCAAAGGGGCAGGGAAAATGAGATTAGAGGAACTGGAAGAAATCATAGAGATATACAACGAGATCGAGCCGAGAAAGAGCCGTTGCATCGACTTTGAGGAAATCAAGGCGAATATAGCGGACTTGACAAACGAGAGGGAAATTGAGTTTTACATACACTTAATTATCGGAAGAATTGAAAATATCGAAATCGGGGGCGTATCAAATGACAAGTGCAAACAATAGGTTAAACGAGGTATTGGAATTTGTGAGGATATACAACATCGCGCACAAGGAAACGCCGATCACGCAATTAGAGGCATTAAAGATATATTTGAAAATGATTAAGACGGCATAAAAACCCGTCTTTTTTTCTTGCCGAAAAAAAGTTAAAAATTTTTTCAGAAAATTTTGAAAAAGGTATTGACAAGCCGTGTTATATATGGTATACTATATATGACCTCAAAGGGAAACACCCCATAAAAGAAAGGAAAAAGAAAATGAAAGCATACGCAATCGACTATACGGTAAAAGGGCAAAAGTTTTTCGGTAAATTGGTTGATGCAAAAGACCTCACAAGCGCGAAGAAAAAACTCGGCAAGAAGCACGGCTACAAAGACGGGCGAATGATTAAGGTTGAGCGCGTTTCCGTTGTTGGCTATTTCTAAAAGAAAGGAAACAAAGAAAATGAAATCTTATGAAATTGAGTATATGGTAAAAGGAAAAAAGTGCAGTATGGTTGAATACCCGAAGCAAGGTTGGGAAAGCCAATTTTTGCAAGGTGTAATTTACCGCATTCAAAGCATTGTTGACGGCGGTGGAGTTATAACAAAGGTAACGGAAAGAAATTGGAATTGAACGCAAAACAAGCCGAGGGCGGCGGCTAAACCGCCCTAAAATGTAAACGCTTACATAAAGAAAGGAAACGCTAAAATGAAAAAAGTTTACGACGTGGTTTACAACACATTTGCCGACAGAGCAGACTTTGAAAGCCTGCCCGAACAATTCAAACAATGGAAAACCGTTTGCACTTGCAAAGACGAAAAGACCGCAAGAAATATGCTTGCAATGCAAAATCGTCTTGGCGGTGTTTCAAAAATCGTAGAACGCCAAATTGCTACGCGCTGAAAGGATAACCGCTATGAAATTTCTTGTAACAGCAAAGATCACAAACAGCCCGATAATGCCTGTAAGAGAACTCACGGCAGAAAATGAATTTGAGTTTTCGGACGATAGCAACGTATTCGGCAGGGTTGCCGAAGTACGTGAATATTTCAAGACAACCTATAAAACGGACAATGTAGAGATCACAAAGGCCGTGCAACTGTAAGCGGAAAGAAAGGAGCATAAAAAATGAAACATTACAGAGTGGTGTTAATCAACACGAAAACGGGGGAGCGTAGACTCACTACACAGACATTCAAGAGCGCGAAAAAGGCCGATGAATGGGCGGCAATGTGGATGAAAGCCGTTCCGAACTCCGATTGCAAAGTGGTAAAGGTATGAACAAATACGCGATCTATTATATCAGCAGACATAACCCGTTTGAGGGCGTAAAGCGAAAGCGTATGTACGCGCCCTCAAAGCGGTTTATTTGTGATAACTGGAAAAGCATAATGCACACCGACGAGTACGTTATTGTGCGGGTTGACGAGGTAACGAAATAAAGAAAGGAAAACCAGTATGTTAGAAACAATCATTTTGACGAAAAGAGTGCGCGGCTATCTCGTTGAGATCGTGAACTCTTTAGATAAAATTCTACTTTATGCTAACGGCTATTTTGTTACGGAACTTTTTAAGGCTGAAACAAACGAGGATTATATCAAACAGGCAGAAGCAATCCTTGCTTGATCGAAAGGAGCAGATATGAAAAACAAACTTTGCCCGTATAAAAAAGTATGCCGCGATGAATGTTACGGCGAAACCCCCTGTTGTTTTGCAAAGGCATTTGACGGCTTGCAGAGAAAGATCACACGCCTTGAAAAAGATACAAAGCAGTTGGAAGAAAAGGTCAAACTTTCTGCGGTACGCATCGGACGATTGAAAGGAGAAAATGATGGTTAACGCTACTATCACAAAAAAACTTCATCACGCTTTCCCGAACGGTTTTATAAACTGCAACCTTGAATTTATCGCGCACAAAGAAGCAAACGAATACATTTTGTTAGAAGATTGCGAAACGGCGTTTGACGTAAAGTGCAAGGTTTTGGAATGGCTTTCACGGGGAGCGCATAAGACTTGCCCGTTCAATAGTGCCGCCAAAAACGATAAATTTCACTTATTTATGCGAAACGGCATAAACGACTTTCTCGGAACGGATTTTACCGAAACCGATATGGAAATGATTTACGATCATATCGGCAATCGTTGCAATCACGAATTGACCGTTAGATTTGTAAATAGCGGTTACGATATGACGGTTTTTACAAAAAAGAGCATTGTGTCCGAACTCTTGAACTGTCCTTTTTGCGGCGGCGTTGCAGAGATTTACGAAACCCCGCACGTTCCGAGAGGCACAGACTACACGCCAAGATGCAAAAATCCGTCCTGTTGCGGCAGATTGTCAAAGAAGTACAGCACAAGGGAAACCGCCATTGCTATGTTTAACAGGAGGGCTGAAAATGAGTGAGATTTCTACAAGAATAAGAGAGTATGTAAACGACCCCACCGTGTCCGATCATTACGGAGAATGGGGAGCGTTACGCGCAGATCAGCGCAGACAAATCCGAGAACTTTGCGACACGTGCGATATGTACGAGAAAGCCGCAGACAGCATCGCGGCAGAGATTTTTGCCGAATTT